TCGCCAGCCGGTATGTGGATGAATCAGCAAAGATCGGTACACTGGCGCATTACCTTGTACAGTGTCATTTGACTAAGCAGGAACCGGATTTATCGCAGTATGGAAAGTTTGAGATCGACAAGGCTGAAAATGCGCTGATTTCATATTTCGAGTGGGAGAAGTCAAGGAAGATCGTACCCATAGAAAATGAATTACCGCTTGTGTCGGAGGCATACGGATACGGCGGTACGATAGACTGCTATTGCTCTATTGATGGCGAAATATGGTTGCTTGATTTCAAGACCGGTAAGGCAATATATCCTGAAATGCTTATACAACTTGCGGCATATAGGCAATTGCTGAACGAAAATGGTTTTGAGGTACAAAAGGCAAAAATCCTGCGGATTGGCAGGGATGAAACAGAAGGATTTGAGGAACGCACCATAACGGATTTTACGCTTCAATGGGAGCTATTTAAGCATTGTCTGGAAATTTATAAGTTGCAAAAGCAGATCGGAGGTTAAATATATGGCTATTCCCGTCTTGATAATTGGCAAAAGTGGTTCTGGCAAGAGCGCAAGTTTGCGAAATTGCCTGTCTGGATTTGGGCTTATAAAAGTACTAGATAAGCCCCTTCCATTTAAGGGGAAGATTCCCCATGGCGTAACGGATGATTATAACAAAGTAAAAACATGGCTGGCGGGAGCAAAGGAAAAATCTATCGTGATCGACGATGCCGGGTATCTGATTACTAACCATTTTATGAACAACCATTCATCGGCAGGCAAGGGAAATGGAGTGTTTAGTCTGTATAACGAAATAGGCGATAAGTTCTGGAACTTGGTACAGTTTGTTTCCTTACAACTTCCGGCAGACACCATTGTATACATCATCATGCACGAGGATACAAACGATTTCGGGGATATCAAACCCAAGACCATAGGCAAGATGCTGGATGAAAAGGTATGTCTGGAAGGAATGTTTACCATCGTTCTGCGGTGTGTCAGTAGTGAAAACAAGCACTTATTTATTACCCAATCAGCAAACGGCGCAGTAAGCAAATCCCCAATCGGTATGTTTGATTCAATGGAAATCGACAACGATTTGAAAATTGTTGACGAAAAGATCAGGGAGTATTTTGAACTTGATAAAACTGTAAAGGAGAAAGAAAAATGAAGAAGTATGCGGATTACGATAAGACCGAGGCATTCACAGGCGATTACGAACAGCTTGAACCAGGCGGTTATGTGTGCAAGATTCTGAAAGTTGTCTTGGAGGAAAAGGATTACGGTCACCTTCTCCGGATAGGATTTGACATTGCTGAAGGTGAACACAAGGACTTTTATAAGCGTCAGTTTGCCCGGAAGAAGGAAAGTAACGCTGATGCCAAGTGGCCGGGGATGTATTACCAAACTGTCAAGCAGGACGATTTACGCTTCTTTAAGGGGTTCATAGTGGCGATTGAAAACTCTAATCCCGGATTCAAGTGGGATTGGGACGAGCAGAAACTTACTGGAAAACTTTTCGGCGGCGTATTTGGCGAGGAAGAATTTGAAATCAAGCAAGGTAAGAAAGCCGGGGAGATCGGCACTGTTGTAAAATGTCGCTACATACGCACTGTTGAACAGGTAAGGAATGGCGTTGACATCCCGGAAGTAAAGCGGCTGACATCGGTTACGAGTGCAGGGACATCGGCTGATTTAAGCGAAGATTCCTTACCCTTCTAGCCATGCTAGTACAACCTATACCAAAGCCGAAGATAAAGCACAAAAGAGCGAAGAACAACAAGACACCAACGATAAATGACATTTGCCGGTATTGCCACAGCGTTTTCGCCTCCACCCATGAGGTATTCGAAGGAACCGGCAGACGGCAACTGTCTATTGAGTACGAAATGCAGGTTAAGGTGTGTGACAGGTGCCACAAAGACATTATGTCTCACCCCTTGACCGGCAGGGATATGGCACTAAAGAAAGAGTATCAAGCGATATTTGAAGCACAGCACGGACACGATCTGTACATGAAATGTTTTGTGGTTGATTACATAAGGGCTTGTGACAAGTTTAAACCGAAATTAAATTAACGACAGCAGGGTAAGGACTGGATAGCCACAGTGGGGACGCATGAATAAAAGAATGCGAAGGAGTGAGGATATGAAAAAGGCGGTAAAACCAGAATTATTATACGGCAATTATGACGCAGAACCTTTTGTATTTACACCTGTTATTTGCCCGAATTGCGGTAAGGATGTGCCGTATACAAATTATTGTTGTGAATGCGGGCAAAAGTTTATAGTTCCAATGAAATCAGATGATTAATGCACATTATAAGCTTTACACGAAAGCGAGGGGATAATGTGAGGGAATATAAATTCCGTGGTAAACGGAAAGACAATGGGGAATGGGTGGAAGGGTATTACCACTACGATGATACAGGGTACATTGGTGCACATTATATTACTACAATTAGCAACATGGATGTGTGTGAGGTAGACCCCGACACAGTAGGTCAATATACCGGCCTAAAGGACAAAAACGGTGTGGAGATATATGAGGGGGATATAGTAACGGCCAATTGGTATGACTATTCAGAGCCAAGTCATACCGTCACGGGTGAAGTATTTTTCAATGAAGGGATGCTAACATATTGCATACTTGACGAAGAAAAGCAAGTCTCACATGAAATGAATTACCATGGGCATTATCACTGGGATATAGAGGTCATCGGCAACCGTTGGGAAAGCGAGGGGTAGTATGAGGAAATTTAGGGTATGGTGCAAAGATAGAAACGAATGGGAAAGCCACAGTACTTGCTTGAGAAGCGACGGACAACTACTGCACCTTGATAACGGCAGGATAATGCCACTAGGGAAAGACAACCATGTAGTTGAATTTTACACCGGCCTCCACGACAGCAAGCGCACAGCAGAATATCCAGAGGGGCAGCCTATCTATGAAGGGGATGTAGTAAGACGTACCTGTGATTTAGTCGGCGCGGAAGACGACGGATTCATTGGTATTGTGAAATATCAATGTGCAGCTTTTTATCTTGAAAGCCTTGATGGGAAAGACGGTAGATACCTATGGGATGATGTGCAGGAACTTGAGGTAATCTGCAACATACACGATAATCCGGAATTGATTGCGGGATAAGGGGTGATGGTGTGGCAGAGAGGCGCATGTTTGCAAAAACAATAATAGATTCAGACGCATTCCTTGATATGCCAAGTTCAGCAAGGTTATTATACTACGACCTGGGTATGAGGGCAGATGATGATGGATTCTGCAACTCACCCAAAAAAATAATGCGCATATCCGGAGCGTCCGAGGATGATATAAAATTACTGATCGCAAAGAAATTTATTATTCCATTTGAATCCGGTATTATTGTCATAAAACACTGGAGAATCAATAACTTTATCGCCAAAGATAGGTACACGGAAACAAAATACAAAGAAGAAAAAGCAACACTGTCGCTTGATGAAAATAAAGCATATACGTCAACAAAATGTATACATAGTGTCAACGGAATGGATACACAGGTTAGGTTAGGTAAGGTAAGTATAGGTAATAAAAGATTATTCGTTCAAGATTCTTTTGAACTTCGCCTTGCCGAACAACTAAAAAACTATATTCTCAAAAACAACCCCAACGCCAGAGTGCCATCCGACCTGCAAAAATGGGCGAGGGAATTTGATTTAATGATGCGCCTTGATAAACGTACTGCGGAACAAATAAATGCCGTAATGGAATTCAGTCAAAATGATTCATTCTGGATGTCAAATATATTAAGCGCAGGAAAATTACGTGAACAGTTTGATAAATTGTGGTTGCAAAAAAGCCGGAAGAACCAGCCGCAAAAATCTACTCATGAAAAAAACATGGACACTATGCAGGAATGGCTTGCAGAAAGTGAGGCTGAAGATGCAAAGGATTGACTTCGGAAAGATCATGGCAGTACTGAACAGCAGTTACAAAACGCAGCCGCTTGCCAAGGAAACATTGGAAATCTGGTATCGCTCATTGTCTGACATTGATTACACTCTGGCGCAGAAAGCCGTTGAAAAGATTCTCCTGACCTCCAAGTTTTATCCGACAATTGCAGAAATCCGGGAAACGTGCCTGTCGCTGATCGAGGGGAAGAAGGTTACAGGGTTGGAAGCCTGGGGGATATTCAGAAAGTATATAAACTTATACAGCACCGCCGAGAATTATGAGAAGTTGAAGCAAGATCATCCTGACATATATGCCCTTGTCCATGCAGTAGGCGGTAGGGAATTGTTATCTGGTAATGCGGATTTTGTAAGACCGGAATTTGAACGGATGTACAACGAACACCGGGACACGCTGAAAAAAGAAAAGATGCTGCCGGCCGGATTCACGCAGGACGTTGAAAAGTTAAGGGGTACAATATACCGGCAGATTGCAGCCGGGGATGAGGTATAGACAAATGACGTTCATTGATTTTTTCGCAGGAATAGGCGGTTTTAGATTGGGTATGGAAATGGCTGGACATAAATGTGTCGGTCATTGTGAGATAGATAAATTTGCGGATAAATCATACAGGGCAATGCACGATGTAGGGGGGGATGAATGGTATGCAGATGACATTAGAAGAGTTGATGCCGGGGATATGCCCGAAGCAGACTGTTGGTGTGGAGGGTTTCCTTGCCAGGCTTTTTCCGTGGCTGGCAAACGGAGAGGATTTGAAGATATGCGAGGAACTCTTATCTTTGAAGTATTCCGGCTTGCGGAACAAAGAAAACCCAAGATTCTTTTCCTTGAAAACGTGGCGGGACTCCTTAACCATGATGGAGGACGGACCTTCGGAACAATCCTTTGTGGACTTTGGGAACTTGGGTATGATGTCCAATGGCAGGTGCTTAATTCTAAAAACTTCGGAGTTCCTCAAAACAGGGAAAGGGTGTTCATTATCGGACATCATGGAGCAGGAAGTGGACGAGAAGTATTTCCTATCTATGGCACAAACGGCAAAGCTATTAAGAAGCATCAATCAGACATCAGTGGAAAAGGATATTTTAGCCAACAAGACAGAGTTTACGAATCAGGGGGGGGTAATGGGGTGCATACCTTCAACAAGGACGGAGAATAAAGTTAATGTTTTGATTAAAAGTCCACAAGCCTTGTCTGATGTGGGGGGGGGTATTTCTTACTGCATCGACAGCAATTACCAGAAGGGAATCAACACGTTCGACAAATGCAGGAGGACACACATTCTCGATAGTGGGGAAGGATGGAAGGATGAAGAATAAAGAATACGCAAGTTGCTTGACAGGCGGTGGGCATAGCGGGGGAAATCATTCGGACATGGATCTGATAGTGCAACCATACAAACCGAATAGTGAAGGAAATGTGCTATGTATTGATGCAAATTATTACAAAGGAGTTTTGGCACATCAAGACAGAACGGGAGTTTTGGAAGTCAGGCCAATTCTAACACCTGACCGAGCAGAGAAGCGCCAGAACGGGCGAAGGGTGAAGGAACCGGGAGAGGAAATGTTTACCCTGACGGGGCAGGATCGGCATGGGGTAATAATTACAGAAGCCACTAAGAAAGGTTACAACATTGCATATGAGGGTGACAGCATCAATCTTGCTGTGCCAGGAAGCAAGACAAGACGTGGCAGAGTAGGGGGGGCAATGGCAAACACACTTGACACCTCTTGTAATCAAGGGACCATACAGAATGCAAGAATCCGCCGGCTTACTCCGAAAGAATGTTTCAGGCTTCAAGGATTTCCTGATGAATATTTCAACAAGGCGGCAACAGTAAATTCAGACAGCCAACTATACAAGCAAGCCGGGAATTCCGTGACCGTCAATGTGATATATGAAATCGCAAAGAGATTGGAGGTATACCTATGAAGAAAATATATCCACCAATTACACTCAAGATATACATATTCGCTTTAATCATATCCATTTGCTTATTTTTTATATGTCTGTCCTCTGCGAACACACATTCGCGGGTAAAATTTACCTTCAAAAACAGGCGAGGCTACAGGGGCAATTTTGGACGAAATAGAGGTATCGCAAATAAATAAACTCACCACGGATTTACAGCAGCGCATAGACAAAATGGACGAGATTATACGGGAGTATGAGCGGATCAACCGGGAGAATGAGGCAAGGAAGGATGAATTGGCGGGATTCGATACTTGGCTGGAAGAAAAGTACAACATGAGCGGACATAATGAACTGTACGAGAAAACACATTGAGGGGGAGGGGGAAGGGGAATGAAACTAAGCATGGAAATGGTTAGAGAGATAAAAGAAACTGAATTTGATGATCCAACAATACAAAATTTATGCGAGGATTGGCTATCCCTCTATACCGAGAATGAGCAATTGAGAGCGCAGCCATTATACACACAGGATTGCAGGATGCTACTGGATGGAGCTATACAAGGGCATGAGGCAGCTATAAGGGAGGTAGAGCAACTACGGCAGCGAGAGGCAGCTTATAGGGAGGCTTCCGCAAAGGCAATTGAAATGTTACAAGATATGGTTGACGTAGCCAATACATGTGGTTCGGCTTATTTGTACAAAAGAGATACAGAAAAAGTGACAAAATTGATTGAAGCCCTCTCCGCTCCTGCGCCGGAGTATCACAACACGGAAGATGCGGGGAATTACAGATATTCTTGGAAATATACGGAAGAAGAAAGGCCGTGCGGAGAATATGGAAAATGTTACGACTGCGGAAGTCCTTATGGTACATTTCCAGACATGATTCTACCTAACGAGTTATGGGAGTTAATAAATCCGTCAACCAATAAAGGCTCAGGATTGCTTTGCCCGACTTGTATTGCCAACAGATTGGATTTCATAAATAAATGGTACGAAACAGGGATGTATATGCTGAAAAATAGCGATTTTCCATATCACAATCCAGAGGATGTAAAGGCATTGAAGATGGCAAGAAAAGCGTTAAAACAAGTTATGACACACATGGAGAGAGTCCATAAACTGATGGATGAATACGTATTGTTGTACACACCACATATTAAGGTTGGGGAAGTTAAGGCGTGGGAAGATGCCATAGCTGCTATTGATGCATTGGGGGTGGAGGAATGAGCCTGATAAAACAAATATGCGAAACATGTAGGTATCACATCAATTCAAACGCCTCATGGCCTTGTGTAGAATGTTCTTCTCGTGATAAGTGGAAAGCTGCGGAGGATATCCGAGTAAGTACGAAGAAACTCATAAATTTGGAGGCTGAACTTGACCACCATAAGCGGGAGGCAGAAAAGATACCGAAGATGTGCAGAGATTGGGACAATTATAATTGCATATGTGAGATTGATAATAAGCTCAAAGAAAAATACTGCCCGCAAATCTGCCCGAAATATCGAGGGGAGAAGGTGGAGAAATGAAGATAAAGCTTGTATTAACACGGACAGAATACGATCCCGTTACCGCATGGACGGCGATTAAACTAATTGAGGTTGAAATCCCGCTTGACAAACAGGATGGATGGCAGGTTATAGGGGCGGAGTGGGAGAAGGTGAAACATGAATAAGGTACCAAAGTGTAGGGGGTGTGAATTCTATAATTGCCTACATGGAAGAATAACGTCCCGTATTTGCAAAAACGTATGGAAACCTATAACAATGCAAGAGGCAAAGACAAGCCCGAAGTGGTGCCCGAAAAGGAAGGTGGGCCCTTGAACTGGACAGAGCAGGAATACGAGGAATATCTAAACAGGACAGGCAAAGCAAAACCGCCGGAGCTGGAGAAGAAACCAAAGTACAGAAACAACCGGGTAAAAGTGGACGGAATTCTTTTCGACAGCCAGTTAGAAGCAGATTATTACAGCGAATAAAACTTGCAGCATCACGCCGGAGTACTCGCGGGATTCTGCCGACAGCCTGTGTTCATCCTCCAGGAGGGATTGGGCGAGGTAAGGCCGATCACATACAGGGCAGACTTCATTGTGTTTCACCTTGATGGGACGTACGAGATCATTGATACAAAAGGATTTGAGACAGAGGAATTTCACCTAAAACAGAAAATGTTCTTTAAAAAGTTTCCGAGGCTGGAATTGAAGGTAGAGGGGTGCAAATAGGGAAAGGATGGGGGATATGGGCATATACGAGGAAAGAGAAAAAGAGCAAAAGGAATTTGAAGAAAAGTACGGACATCCAATGCATTATATACATATTCCATGCAAGGGATGTGGGCGTGTAAGGGTTGAATTATGGACATCTGAGAAAAAGATTTGTGAGAAATGCCACCTTAACCAAGACACGATGGAATATGAGCCAGTGCAGTATTGAGGCGCAGGAAGGGGGATGTATGGAACAGTATGATATATTCGGTGGCGTATCAGAACCACCAGAGAAACCAAGGCCAAGCAAGAAGTTTAAAACCATGCAGGAACAGTATGGAATATGGGATAGCGAGACATGCAAGACCTGCGGGCATTTGGTGTTTAACCGATACAATAAAGTTTACTATAAGTGCGAATTATGGCACCAAAGCAATTGCACATCAACGGATATAAGGCTGAAAGATAAGGCGTGTAAGAAGTGGATACCGGGCTGATCGAGAGCGGATGAAGGGGGAGTTGAGGGATGCACAAGATAAAATATTGTAAGCTATGCGGATTACTGATAATAGGGCGAAGCTGCCGGAATGAGAAGTGCAAGAAGCACATAGAAGGGACGGAATCGGCTACGTTTAAGCAGACAGAATACATACAGGTTCTTGCGGAAAAACTGGGCGAGGAATACGACACAAGGGCAATGACCAAGAATGCGGCGGGTGAGCTGATAGAGGAATTGCTGGAAAGGGTGGAAATTGGAGGGGATGACCAATGACACAGCGCGGGGTTGATGTACTACGGCGATGGGTAAACCGGAATTGTCCTAGACTAAACAGCAAGATACTATGGTGCAGCGAATGCACACTGTACATAAAAGGGTGTACGCATCCAAAAAGGATAAAGGGGGGAACAAGATGAAGCATCAAGGTAATCCATACTATTCTGCGAATATGCAATCGTTACAACGTTACTATCCCTATGTGGCAAGGATAATACAAAAAGCGGACGATTTCCACGGCAAATACGATGGAATGATCCTACAAGAGATCGATGATATATTTGATTCAATGAAATCATTGACCGCACAGCTTTCCGTATTCCTGGGATTTGGACTTGGAAATGAGGTTTTACGTTTCATGACGAAGCACGCCAAGAGAATCGATGGGGTATATATTTTAATCATCGAAAAGGATGTTTCGTTACTTAAAGCCGCCATGAAGTCACGAAATCTAACAGAATTATTCCAGCACAAATATGTCCGGTTTATTGTGGGAGAACCAATCGAAAATTTGTTTTCCATCTTTCAGGCTTATTTGCAGCAGGAAAACAAATATATGTTTTTGCGATCCGTGAAACCGATTTATGGCAAAGAAAGCGATGATTATTATGTTGAGGCATGGAGGACTTTCAAGGAAGCAGCGAAATACACCATAATGAACTATGGAAACGACCCAAAAGATAGCTTGATCGGCGTTGAAAACATGTTGTCAAACGTCAACGTCATCATCAACAATCCTGGAATCAATTTATTAAAGAATCAGTTTACCGGAAAACCTGCGGTGGTTGTTTCGACAGGCCCAAGCCTGGACAAGAACAAACATTTGCTTCATGGGCTGGAGGATAAGGCTGTGATTATCGCCGCAGATTCTGCGCTGAAGCCATTGCTGAAAATCGGTATCAAGCCCCACCTTGTAACCGCACTGGAGAGGGAAAAAGAGATTGTACAATTGGTTGATGGACTCACCGCAGATGAAGTAAAAGACGTTTATTTAGCCGCGTGCCCGGTGGTTTATAACGAAGTCTACCAGGCATGGCCGGGTAAGAATATTATCACTTACAGGAATTTTGACCACTTCAAATGGCTGAAAATCGACCGGGGGATACTGGACATCAAGTCGTCTGCTGGGAACATGGCGTTCAAAGTGGCGGAATATCTAGGGTGCAATCCAATTATTCTAATCGGTCAAGACCTTGCGTTGGCGGGCGAAAAGACAAACGCGGAAAACACCCCATTAGGAACCGAACAGGTCAGCTATTTACGGGAAATGCGGTACAAGGTCAAGGGGAACGTTGAAGATGAAGTCACCACCACCGCAAGCCTGAAACTATTCCTGAATTCATATATCGTAGACGTAGCGCAGTACAAGGGAAGGTGTATCAACTCCACGGAGGGCGGGGCATACATCGAAGGCACAAAGGTTATGCCGTTTGCCGAATCCATCATGAGGTTTATCAAAGAGCCGTTTAATCCACTGGAAAAAATCAAGTCCATCTTGGACACGTTCATCCCGGAAGAAAAAGCGGCGGAAAACGTATTATCCATTATCGACAAGACCATTGATTCATTCAAAAAAATGTCTGACTTATGCAGCGAAGGGATGAAGATGTACGATGATCGCGCCGAGGAAATCAATCAATACGTCAAGGAACCTGACTTTGAAAAGATGGAAAAAATCATGGCGCCGTTGCTGAAAATAAAAAATCAAGTCATTGGACTAGACCCCAGTAACTTCCAGCTTTTTTATGCACATATAGCTCAAGCCTTTTATCTGAATCACGAACTGGAATTATGCAAGCAGTATGATCTACTGGAACCTGACACAGCTAGGGCGGAGATATTGAAACGGCAAAGAGAATGGTTTGAAATCATAGACGGCGTTGCAAAAGTATGCGTACAGGTATTGGAGAAAGGGAGGGAACAAATATGTTAAAACTAGGTATTATCGGAATTTCGGAAGGTAACGGACACCCATATTCATGGGCGGCAATATTCAACGGTTATAACCCAGATGCATATTGCCTATATCCAGAAATTGTTGAATATCTGAGCAAACACAAAGGTGAATGCATACAAGGCGCAATGGTGCGAGGGGTGTGGACACAAGATTTTGACGAAACACTTAAAATAGCTGAATTTGCAAAAATTAATGGAGTATACGCCACGACATATATGTATGGCATGAAAGAACTGGATGCTATTCTTCTCGCCCGTGACGATGACACGCATTACGACCTTGCCAGGCCATTCCTTGAAGCTGGATTGCCCATATACATCGACAAGCCTTTAGCCTATGCGGTCAAGGAAGCAAAAACAATCTACGGCCTTGACCAGTATCCCGGACAAATCTTCACATGTTCTGCGTTACGATACGCAAGGGAATTCCAGATTGACCCCGCTATTATAAAAGATGTTGACCTGATCGAGGGGATAGTGCCGAAGGACTGGAAAAAGTATGCCGTTCACGTTATCGAACCCGCTTTGTTGATGCGGGGAAATCTTAAAATTCCCATGGTATTCCACGCCAACAGAGAGGGACCTATCAGAATTATTCTACGCAGAGGAAATAAGGATGATATCACATTGACCTTTGAAGATAGTTTTTCATGCTTCAAAAGCGCATTACAGGAATTTGTTGACATAGTAAACAGGAAAGAAAACCCAATCAAAAGGGACTTTGTAATGGAGGTTGTAAGGATCATCGAAAACGGGGAGGGTAAACCGGTATGAACATGTTATTGACAGGCGGCACGGGACTGATAGGAAGCGTTATAAAAACGGAATTAGAAAGGCAAGGGCATGGAGTAATAAATCTGGCACGTGGGAAAATGGAGCTTTTTATTAAAGGCAAATTTGATGGACTAGGAAATGTTGACACCTTCATCCACTGCGCCCGTGATCGCAAATACCTTGAATCTGCCAGCCGCGAAAACTGGGTGGGAGAATATATAGTTGACGTGGTTGCAGCCTATGAAATATCTATGATGCTGAATGAGTTATGCCCGTCACTCAAAAATATCATCTTGATTTCCAGCGCATACGGTATCCGTCCGGCGAATCCCAAGATCAGCAACAGTCCGATTCATTATGGCGTTGCAAAAGCAGCCCAAATTCATCTAGCAAAGGAATTGGCGGTCAGGCTTGCGCCGAAAGTGCGGGCGAACTGCATTTCGTATGGTGGCGTGGAATCGGACAGGAACACAGAGGAATTCAAGCAACAGTACAGCAAAAATGTCCCATTGGGCAGAATGGCAACAACGAACGACCTGTTTCACGCAGTAGAGTATATTTTGAACAACGATTATATTACAGGACAGAATTTGGTTGTAGATGGCGGAATGACAATATAACGGAGGGATAATATGAAAAAATACAATGATAATCCTATCACATCAGACACAGTACAATATATTTGTTTGTGGCACAAAGAGGGCGAGAGCATTAATGAAATAGCTGCAGCAATGTACAGGAAGGTTGAAGACGTACAGGAAATTCTACGCCGCGCCATGGCAACAGGGTATTGTGACGGGGTAAGCAAAATGTGCGCAGACGGGTATCATGGGCTGAAAATGAAGAAGGGGGCGTGATTATTTTTGTTCGGATTGTTCAAGGAGTTTTCTCATAGTGGAAACAATAAGGCTATTCATGGATCGGTCATCTTTTTTTGCCAATGCCATAATTTTTTCCTTCATCCCTTTGGGGAAATTCACAGTTACAGACTCAACATTGTCTGACTTCATGGCTACACCTCAAAAACAATAGTAAAAACAGTATACCATAGTTAAAATATAATTTGCAAGAATTCATGAAAAATGATACAATAAGGCTATAAAAGTTATGGTACTTTACATTGATAATTACGGCAATGTTAAATAAAAAGGGTGGGGTGATACATTGCAATACAATGTTTTAATTGTAGGGGCAGGGGCAAAAGGGGCTTTATGTGATGCACCAAATACGGAAAATTCCCATAAGTACATTTCATATGCACATGCGGTAAAAGATCATCCGGGATTCAATTTAGCAGGGTTTTACGACAACGACATTTCAAAAGCCGAAATTGCAACGCAAATATGGGGCGGAAATGTACATGATCAGATTCAAAATGATTATGACGTAATTATCATTGCGACACCGGATGCAACCCATTATAATGTGCTGAAACTTCTTTGCGAAAGATATTTTGAATACCCGCGTCTTGTCATCTGCGAAAAGCCTATATGCACAGACTTACGCCAAGCCTATGAAATTATAAACCTGTATGAGAAAAAAGGGATACCGATTTTATGCGACTATACAAGGAGATTTATACCGGAGTATAGGCAGATGAAGGCCGAAATTGATTTCGGGAAAGCGGGAAAGTTCCTGAAAGGTTATTGTTGCTTCAACAGGGGAGTTTATCACACAGCAAGTCACTTCATAGACCTGGCGCTATGGTTCAACGGAAACATGGACAACATCATTATCCAAGAAGTCCCAACAGAATATAGATGGGTGTTTCAATGGGGGATGTTCTATGAGAATGAATTTTACTCTGAACACGCAGTAAATTTTGTGAAGAATCCAAGAGTTGACACGGTGTATGACAGACACCTATATTTTGTCATGGAAAATGCCTGGAATTACCTTGAAGGCAAGGAACCGCTAATATGTACCGGAATGGATGCGGTGAAAGCCTTGGAGGTATGCGATAGATTTACGGGGGAAAGGATGGAATGTGAATGAGTATAGGCAAAGAGGAACGCGAAGCTGTACTGAGAGTAATGGATAGGGGGGTATTATCGGGTTACAGGGGTTCATGGGGCGATTGGTTCTATGGTGGCGAGGAAGTGCAGGCTTTAGAGAAGGAATGGGCTTCATATTTTGGCGTTAAGCACGCTATCGCTTGCAATTCTGCAACATCTGGTTTGTGGATTGCGCTGGCGGCTACCGGGCTTACGTCACCTTATGATTGGTCGCACAATCTTAATTCAGATGTAAATGGATGTGATGAAATTATAGTGACCCCATGGTCAATGACTTGTTCTGCGTCCATGCCGTTACATTTTGGTGCTGAACCGGTATTTGCAGATATAGAACCTGATTACTTTTGCCTTGACCCAAAGAGCGTAGAGGAACGCATTACGCGATACACAATGGCGATTCTGGTGGTTGATTTATTCGGGATGCCTTATGATGCAGATGCCATTAATGCCATTGCAGAAAAATACAGTAAAAAATATAAGCATAAAATCTATGTGATAGAGGACGCAGCGCAAGCGTGCGGGGCGACATACAAAGGAAAATATGCCGGAACACTTGGGGATATCGGTGTATACTCCTTGAACGTCCATAAGCACATCCAATCTGGCGAGGGCGGAATCGTTGTCACGGATAATGATGAACTGGCTTTCAAAATCCGTTTAAGCATGAACCACTCCGAAGCTGTAATCAATAGTATGCCGGAAGATGAAAATGTATGGAGCAGTTGCCTTGAACTTGTCGGAATGAATATGCGCATGACGGAGCTTTCCGCCGCAATAGCTCGCGAACAACTGAAAAAGTTGTCCGGTATCCTTGCTGTATATCAAGAGAACGCCAAGAATTTCCTTATCAAAATCCGTCCTGGATGCACAAGTGCGTTTTATAAATACGCATGGGTACCCAAGACACATGATGATGAACAATATCTAGCGTATCTTATGATGAATGCGCAAGATAAATTCAACTTCAAGAAGCATTACATAGACCCGATTTATACAATGCCATTATTTTCCAACTTAGGTTATGACCCGCACCTTTGCCCGACATGCGAAGAAGTCGAAAAGGATATCGTTCTGGCATGGTTCCGGGAGGTAGTATAATGAATCCATTCCTCTCCAGTGAACGCCTACACCTATACCAACTCACCCCGGACGCTGCCGAAAGGTATTATACGCGCCTGAACGATCAGACTACAACAAAATGGATGCAGCAGGGCATATACCCTATGACGCTTGAAAGATGCAGGGAATACATACAAAACGTCAATGGCTTGCATTTGGCAATAGTCAGAAAAGGGGAAGAAAAAGAATCGGTAAAACAAGGAATTACAAAAATGACCGACACTTTAAAATCTATTTTTTCAATGCCAGATGACGTTCAAGACATAATCGAAGAATCAAAAAAGTATTGTGATTGTCATATCGGAAACATTACATTATCCAACATCCACGGCACTTTCCGAACGGCTGAAATATCTATAATCCTATGGGACGAAAGGGGTAAGGGCTACGGCACGGAAGCAATTAAAACACTTGTCAGCCACGCATTCAACCGCATGAACCTAAACCGCATACAGGCCGGGGCAGTAGTAGACAACATAGGCTGCATCAAAGCATTTGAGAAAGCAGGATTTACAAGGGAGGGGGTATTACGGGAAGCGTATTACTGTGAGGGGAGTTATAGGGATACGGTGATTATGGGAATTTTGAAAAGGGAATGGGGTGCTGTGAAATAAACGGATTCTTGGAATATTCAATCACTCAAATACAAAAAGATATGGCAGACGGGAAGGTCAGTGAAAAGGACGTTGCCCAAATCTGCATTGACAGAGTAATTGAAATGGAACCATCCTGTCAGGCATGGGAATGCTTTGGCCTGAAAGATCAATGTCAACCCGGTCCGCTTCATGGAATCCCCATCGGCGTAAAGGACATATTCAATACCGCAGACTTTCCCACGCAAATGGGAAGCCCGATATGGAAGGACTTCACGCCGGGGAACGATGCAAGGGCTGTGTATAACCTGAAAAGCAACGGGGCCATTGTACCGGGGAAAACAGTTACGGCGGAATTTGCCGTACATGCATTGGGGAAAACATTGAATCCGCATGACCACAAAAGAAACCCAGGCACATCTTCCAGCGGTTCCGCTGTTGCCGTAGCAACCGGCATGGTTCCTGCGGCCATAGGCACACAAACGGCAGGCTCAATTGTTCGTCCGGCATCTTACTGTGGCGTGTATGGGTGTAAGCCATCATTCGGGCTGATACCGCGCACAGGGATGTTGAAAACCTGTGACACATTGGACACCGTGGGATTCTTTGTAAGCCATGCGTGCGATCTGAGAGTAATGCTTGACGCGCTGCGGGTGCATGGCAGGAATTATCCGGTGAGTCATGAGGCATTAATGAACAGTAAAAGACAGACAGGGCCACAAAACAGACCATGGAAAGTTGCATTTGTACAAACAAATACATGGAATTACACCGAAGCATATTCAAAAAATGCATTGCTTGGTTTTGCTCAATTGCTATATGATCACACAGTTCAATTACCTAAAATCATATCCGGCGCCCATGATATTCATGCCACTATTTATAACAAAAGCCTGTCGCATTATTTCCGGGAAGAATACAAAAGAAAAGAGCTTGTTTCGCCTATAATGAATGAGATCATCGAAAACGGAAACAGAATCACATATCAACAATATCTTGACGCATTACAGGCACAGGTTGAGATTCAGCAGGTTATGGATAGGTTTTTCAATGACTACGACATTATAATCTTACTTAGCACAGCCGGAGTTGCACCATTGAGGGATGAACCCGAAAAGCCCGACCCTGCGTTGATATGGACATTGGCACATTTGCCAGTTATATCCGTACCGGCGTTTACACATGAAGGATTGCCGTTTGGGATTCAGGTTGTGGCACGGAAATATAACGATTATCTGTTATTCAGATTTATCGACCATTTGATTGAATCTGGATTGATACCAGAAGGGGTGAATCCAAGATCGTGAGCAGATTAATATTAACAGCTCATATGGTGTTTGAATATAAGGGTAAACAATATGAGGCTGATGATATATGGAATCACGAATGGATAAATGAAGAATACATAGAAGTAATGGAATTCTTTTGGACGGAAGGAGGAGGAGATTGCGATTGTAATAGATCATTATCCATAAAAAAGAACTATCCTGAATTTCTAGAATTAGATTGTGGAGATGAAATAAACTTAGTTTCCATAGATATCAAATCAAAACCGTGGGGTGGTAAAAATGTTTAAAAACCTTCAATATTGCACACGCTGTATAATGCCGTCCAGCCGCGAAGGGATACAATTTGACGAAATGGGGCAATGCCAGGCTTGTGTGTCGGCAGAGCAGAAAATACATATCGACTGGACAAAACGCCGCGAGGCACTTGACCGGATAGTTACCGAAGCCAAGTTAAAGGCGGGTGATAATTACGACTGCATTCTTCCTATAAGCGGGGGTAAGGATTCTACATGGCAGATGCATATTCTTGCAAAGGAATTGGGTATGAAACCGCTTTGTGTTACCCACAATCATAATTGGTATTCCAAGACCGGATGGAAAAACCTTCAAAAGATGTTGGAAGTGTTTAACCTTGACCATGTAATGTTTACCCCTTCCAGAAGCCTTGTCAACCGGTGCGCCAAGAGATCGGTTGAAACCATCGGGGACGCCTGCTGGCATTGTCATATGGGGGTATCGGCCTTTACGTTAAAAATGGCAGTAGCCTATAAAATTCCTTTAATCGTATGGGGAGAATCCACCGCCGAGCATGGACGGGCGACATATGGTCAACCGGATAAATTTGACAGGGACTATTTTTTAAGAGTATCAGCCAAGTACACCCCAGAACAATTTGCCTGTGATTACATTACATTGCGCGACCTGTTCCCTTATCAATCACCGTCCATTGAGGAATGTGAAGGACTTCATGGGATCCATTTAGGCGACTATATTTTTTGGGATGCCGAGAGACAGACGGAATTCATCAAAAAGGAATATGGATGGAAAGGGCTTGAAATCGAGGGAGCGTATAAGGATTACAAAAGCGCGGAATGTGCCATGGCAGGAATACATGACTTCTTGTGTTATCTGAAACGCGGATATTCCAGAGCGACAGTTCAAGCGTCAGATGACATCAGGGCGGGGTTGATGACTAGGGAAGAAGGATTCAAAATTGCCGAAAAGTACGAACGGATTTTTCCTGGCTCAATGAAGTATTTCCTTGAAATCACTGGGTTGACCATAGAGGAAATGTCGGACAGCATTGAAAAGTTTAGGCCGGATGTCTTGAAGGGCGTAAGCCTGCCGGTGGACAAGGAATGGCGATGTATTCCGGAGGCTGGCAAGCCATATGTACAAAGGCTAATAAATGGTGAGGAATAAACAAAGGAGGTAGTGGAATGGTCAGAGTGGCAGCCGTAATCCCAGCTCGCGGTGGATCAAAACGTATACCGCATAAAAATATCGTTGAATTCTGCAAAAAACCTATGATTTGTTGGACTATCGAAGCT